ACGGGACCTGTTCTTCCGCGGTAAGTGGAGCAACGACGGTACTGCTCTTCTCTACGAACGGGTAAAGAAACCCTCGTACACTCCCGACTGGGGCAGTGCTAAACGAGTGAACATTAAACAGGAGCTGAAGAAATGGGCATCTTAGGGGGCCTTCTGAAGGACCTCGTTAGTCCTGTCACTGACATCATTGGTGAAGTCGTAGTAGATAAGGACAAGAAACGAGAACTGGATTACAAGGTCCAAGAACTAATTGACAAAGCTGACGAGCGTTACCACAACGAGGTGATGGGTCAGATCGAAGTCAACAAAGAAGAGGCTAAGCACAGCTCAGTGTTTGTTGCTGGTTGGCGACCTGCCGTTGGCTGGGTAGGTGCTGCTGGTTTTGCTTATCTAACTCTTGTACAGCCCCTGTCTAACTGGTTGGCTACGGTTGTGTTTGGCTACGCAGGGAGCTTCCCTGTAGTAGATGATACGTTGATCGTAACTGTCCTTGGGGGTATTCTTGGTCTTGGTACTATGCGTTCTTATGAACGTAGGACTGGTGTCGCTCGGGAAACCATGAAGGACCAAAAGAAGCCTGAGTACTTAGACGGTGTTTACTGACTTGGAAAACGGTAATCTTGATAAGCAGATAATCTTTAAGCTAGGAGCAATCGAATCAGAAGTGCGAGCAATAGGAACACAGCTAACGGATAGCATCCACAAACTGTCGGATCGCATTGATGAGAACAGCCAACGAAGCACCGAAAAGGTGTCTCTCCTAGAAGCAAAGGTTGATAGAAACGCCGAAGAAATCCAGCGACTAAAAGACTGGAAGAACTCGATTGTTGCTAAGATCACTGGTGTAGGCTCCGCAGTAGCGGTGTTCTGGCTGGTGTTTGGTAAAGCAATTGAGAACCAAGTCAATTACCTATTTTAAAAGACAAAAAAAAAGGCCCGCCGGGAGTTGATCCTAGCGAGCCTTTTTTTGTACTTAAATTTTAGAGGCGTTTACCGATAGCAATAGCTATTACAATAATCACCCCCAGGATAAGGGCTGTTTCAAGTCCCATAGTATTTCTCCAGTTTGGTTATTAGAAGAGGACTGCCCCTAGAGCAAATGCCCCTGTTACGAAAATAACTGTTTCCAAGTTCGTAAGAGCTGAAGTTCGTTTAAAAAAGTTACGCATTATAGATTTACCTCACATTGATTGATCTTGAACCACTCCCCTGTGTGGAGAAGATGTTTATATTTATCATGGAGCTCATGCTCCTTGTGTCCTAGGTTCTTGAATACTTTATCAAGAGTACAGGGGTACGGACACATAGATTTTACTTGCACTAACCTAAGTTCTGGGCTATCTGCTCGGCCTATTTTACAGTAAGGACCACACTGTATTAAGTACAAATGTTTTCCTTTATCATGCAATTTTTTAATAAGCTTCCTAGAGGTTTCTGAACCTAGGCAACCACAAGACTGAGTAGACCCGGAACGCAGGGCCCCGGAATCTACTATACTAGTATTACCACAATCGCACAAGCAAGACCACATAGCATTTCTACCGTTGTGTGTTGCTACGTGAGAAAAGCTGGCCACAACTAAACGACCAAACCTCTCCCCTCGTATATCTTTAATCTTGTTTGATGGAAGTGGGTGAGAACATATCAGTGACATCACAACCTCCAGGACCTGTGCAAGCAAACTCTTGGCTGGCGGTTGTGTGGTCTTCGGACTCGTACTCCTTCAGACCTTCCCAGTCGATTTCTGGGAGTGGGTGTTTTGCGACCCAATCGTTGTACTCTTCCTCAGTAATTTCTTGATAGGGAGCCTGTTTGTAAGACCCGCCATCATACGGAAGAAAAGATACTCCACTAAGTTTGTCGAACTTCTTGTAGACCCAAGCTGCAACATCCATCCATTCATCATCCTTGACGTTAATGGTTGCTGATGGTTTGTGTTCGCACCAGTTATCTTGCAACTCCTCCCAAAGGTTCAACATGTCCACAGCACTCATGTCTTCCCGTGTTACAGCACCGTCAGGGCTCTTGATTGGGAAGTAGAAGACTGTAGTGGTTTCCGGCTTCATCGCATCCGGTTCGTTATAGACTCCCTTATCTTTGAGAAACTCTGTACAAGGGTCTTTGTTGTCCGCCCTAACAGTTCGTAGATAGTAAGGACTGTGACGAGTGTGTAGACCGCTAGCAGAGTCGACAAGCTGACTAACAGTGCCACTAGGTTTGACGCAAGTGATAGCAGCAGATTGAGGGATGTTGAGTCTCTCAGCCCACTCCTTGTTAGTTTCAACCGCCACTTCACGGAGCTGAACAAGGACAGAGTCTCCTGATAGAAGTCCGATATTGTCACAGACACCTGTGAGGGAAACCCCAAGAAGCCGTTCTTCATCGCAATTGTCCTTCCATTTCTTTCTTAGGTACTTGAAGTCTGTGAAAGTTGACTGTATCGTTCCGAGTATTGTAGCAAGGCGTACCTTTCTTTTGAGGTCAGCCACTGTGTCGCCAAAGCGGACAACGACCTCGGTAAGGTTGCAAAACTCGAATGGGCGCAGGATAATTTCACTGCAAGGGTTTGTCCCGAAATCAAAGGAAGCATCGCGGCGTCCATTTCGTTCAGCAATTGCTTGGCAAGCATACCTACTGAAGAGTCCGGGCTCTCCTGATTTACTGTCATACAGTTCCTTCCACTTACCCATGAAGTACCCAACGTCAGGACGACGGTTGTCGTACACCGCTGAGTTGTTAGCGTAGCTTCGGTTAGCCTGATGTTCCCACCAAGCGCCGTGCTTTGCTTTGTTCATCCGGTCATCAGTAACGTCAAACAAACTAATCATAGCTGAGCGACGGACACCACCAACAATCACCGTAGCGGCAATTTGCATCATAATGTCGTGACACTCTACACTGGTCAGTCTACGTCCTGCTGCATTCTTGAACGTGTCAACACAGAACTTGAACAGGTCTACTAGGGGCTCTGGTCCTGAGGCTCGGCCTCCGAACGTCTTGAGTCTAGCTCCTGCGGGACGAACACCAGAGACATCCCACTGAGGAACCTGTCCAGCGATGAGAAGGGAGATAACTTCTCTAAGAGACTTCGCCCATCCTTCCTTGCTGTCTGCGACCTTGACAACCGTTCCTGTCTCACTGAACTCCTCACTTATCCTTGGTAATTGGTCAATGTACTTACTCTCAACAGAGAAACCAACTCCGGTTCCACACATGAGGATGTACATGGTTTCGTCAAACGAACGAGGACTGTCAACAGGAAGATAAGCACAGTTGTAAGCAGCTACGTGACAACGATCCAGTGCAGGACCAGCAGTCATCATAGCCCTCATACTGGGCATAATCTCTAGGTTGTAGATAGCCTCGTACAGTTCATCGAACTCATCGAAAGCACCGTTCCACTTAATAGCGTGACCGTAGTAAGCGAGCAACCTCTGTACTGTTTCGTCCCAGTTCTCTCGACGACCTTCCTCCTCAAGCCACCTAGCGTAGCGGCTCTTGTGGATGTACTCAGAATAGACACTATTAAATGGATTGTTTTTCAAGTGCACCTCCTAGGTTTTTAGTTTGGCCGTTGACAGCTCGGTATATAGTCATAGTACTAAGGTCAATGGAATTAGCTATTTCTGAGTATGACATACCTGAAGCCCTAAGAACTACGGCCTGTTCTAAAAGTTCTGGCGTCATCTTCATTACTTTCTCACCCTGTTTTTTGTTAAACTTAGGAGATATTTTATCAATAGCTTCTCTTTCTATTTTACAAGCCTCCTCCTTAGATAAACAAACCCGGTAGATCAAAACCCAATCATCAGGGGTATATCCCCTTTGCTCTTGTTCAAAGCACCAGACATTGTGGTCTTCGCTTCTGTGTGTGCTGCCGTAAGCCCATGCTCTGTAACCTCGGCCATGTCCTACGTAGACAACGTCCCCTGTCTCTGGGTGGGCGTGGTGGTAGACGTAATATACATCCTTCACTTACAGTCCTTTCATGTCTGGTTTCTTGTAACCTTCCGGTTTGAGAATCTTACCGTCGGCGCGCTTCTTGATCGTACCGTCCGAGGATACCTTGGTCATGTTGTTGTTGGCAACACGAGTAAAGGCTTCCTCTCCGTCGAACTCGAAGTAGTAGGCGATGCCACTAAGGGTGAACTGAACGTCAGCCCACTCCTTAACCATAGCCTCTCGGGTTTCTTCTGAGGGGTTTGCAATGTACTCAGCCATTGCTTCGTTGAACTCTGCAAGTTCCTCAGAGAAGTTGGTAACAGCGAGGGCTAGATTGCCCCCACTGCTGACCGTCCCTACACCACCTGCGCTGTTGAACTCTGCGACACGTCCTTCACGAGTAATGTACATCTTAGTTAAGCTCCTTTTTGTCAAATGCTTTAGGTTTAGGCATGACCATCAGGGGCCACTCAAACTCGGCGGGGTCACTGACAATGATCTTGTCACCAACCTGAAAAGCACAAACACTGTGGGTCAGTGCTCCGTCTTCGTTCTGTACGAAAGTAGTGCCGACGTTTACTTTATCTAGAAACAGGGCAAAGTTCTCTAGTACCTCTTCGTCGTTCCACTTTTCGTTAATGTGTTCTTGCAGTTCTGTTTTATTCATGGTGAGTAGTTATCTACTTTCTGTTTTTGTTTTAAGTTCCGCTCTTGCGAACGGACGATTTCTTTGTAACGGCTGAGGAACATCCTCTTAGCCATGTGCGGGGCCATCCCTTTAGCCTCGACCTTGCGGGTAGCCCTCAGGTCTTGGTGCCAGAGTGCATCTCGTACCCCGTTGTTGGCAACAGACTGTCGTTCCTGCCAGTACATTCTCTTGTCAGCCTCGCGTACTTCAGCCGGGTAAGGGAACTCAAGACCAAAGTGACGGGCAATAGCTTTTTCAACATTCTCTTCTATCCTCTTGTATTCTGGTAAGAGCTTCTTCAACGGTGAACTTACGTCCCCAAGAAATGCCTCAGAGGCGTCGTGCAACAAAGCAGTAAGAGCAAGGTTATCAGGGACAAGACGGGAAACCAAGACAGAGTGTTCGGCCACTGAGTAGAAACTATTAACGTGGCCGGTGTACCTACAAAGATTAGATAGCGCATGAGCGATCTCATCCACACTGTAGTCGTACTCCTCTGGTTTTAAGATGTCAAACCACTTACCGTTGACGGTAGTGATGCTTGATTTAGTCTGTGCTTGCGATGACACGATCATGGCCTTTTACCTGTGCTTCTTTGTCTTGTATCAGAAGCTCTAGCCTCGCGAGGGCGTTCCATGCGGAGTGGGCAGCATGTAGAAGTCCACTATCAGGGTCCAGAACTTCTCCCTCTGCTTCGTATCCAAGGTGTCGTACCATTGCATCAGAGTATCGGTTATACCCGTCGTCAACTCCACGCCATCCTTGCCATGCGTACTTACTAGCTCCGAAAGCGGACACTGCGGCAACTGCGCTAATTGCGCGAGGGAAGTAAGCAATTGCCCCCCGATAGATTGGAGACTTTCCTCCATCGTACTTGATTGCACCTTGTGTGACCTTATCTTCCGGGTCATTGGTAAATTCCTTAGTTTCCGTAGTTTGCGATGTCATTTAACTCTTCCTTGTTCTCTTGTATGTAAGGGTCCCAGAGCAGTTCGACTAACTCCTCGACAGGTACGTCAAGCAGCTCTACTAGCTCTGGACCTGTGAAGCGGTCACTCAAACGTTTCTTGAACTCTTCATCCATGTTACTTAATCTTGCTTCTCGTTGTTTGGAACCAGTGACCACAGTTAGAACACTTGTTCCGTTGGACACGGTAGAACCTAGTGGTTGTGAACCCACGCTTCTGATTACGAGGGCTGTTGCAAGCAGGACAACGACAAATAGTCGAAGCATCTAGGTGAGGGTGGTTCTTGACGAACGGCTTGATCTTGGAGTACATCTTGGCCGTGATACGTACGTCCTGAATACAGTACTTCTTCATCCGTTCCTGAGCCTTCTTGTCTCCGTCCATTACAGACTTCCACAAGTTGAACCCTTCGTGCTTGAGCTTCTCACCGATACCAAGACGAGGTGCGATGTAAGCCATACGGTTCATGTTGAACCCGAACTTCTTCACAGTCTTGATTAGGTCGATGCTCGTAACAGGTGGGGGCGGAGTAAGACCAGCGAGAACAATCTCACCAGTGATCTTAGGAAGGTCGTATTTGTCACCGTTGTAGGTAACCACTGCATCTGCTTGTTCCAGCAGATTTAAAGCAGCTTCTGCCATACCCTTCTGTCCGTCGTCCCACTTGCTGTAGAACTGATACTCGTTAGTACCTGCCCAGTGAGCACAGAAGCACAACATACCACCGTGGTCAACTAGCATGTCAGGCTGGATGTTTTGTTTCCACATCTGCCAGACGTAAGCCAGAGCAGGCTGCCACTCGATGTCTATTACTAGAATCTTGGCAACGCTATCTTTACGTTTGTTAATCATTCTTATCTATTTCCTTAATGTTGTAGTCCCAAACGTGGTCACCCTCGTTGTGGACGTACCATTCGGCTTCCTTCTTAGTTGGGAAGGTTCTTACTTCTGTTGATCCGCTTACAAATAGCAACTCTAGTTTAACCATCGTCATCTGCATAGTACATATCCCAGAGCAGTTCTTTCTCTACGTCATAGTCACCAGCGAATCCTAGGTTAGAGAAATAACGATAGACTACGGCAACGACGTTCTGATGTAGGTCTAAGTCTTTAGAAGCTTCTTTCATCAATCTGTCGTAACCCTCTTTATACCAATCTTTACTCATCAAACCACTCCTCAGGTATTTTATCTCCCTCGGCCCAAGGGTATCCGTGCTTCTCAGCCCACTCCCAGTACATCATAGAGTTGGGAGACTTCGTGATACGAT